ATGCATTCAATGCTCAAGTACGCAACGACTTTGCAGCATCAGAGCGTTTAGCTCGCCACATGCAAGAAGAGTCTGTTGAAAACCGTGCAGTTGACACATCAAACTTCGTTGGCTTAGTAGTTCCAAACTACCTAGTCGAGCTAGCCGCGCCTTTGGCACGTGCTGGTCGTCCAGCTGCGGATTTCGCAACCAACAAGATGGTGTTGCCAACTAGCGGTATGACCCTTGAAATATCCCGTATGACCACAGGTACTTCAACGGCTATCCAAGAGACACAAAACACGGCTGTTTCAAACACAGACGCTGACGACACACTCCTAAGCGTTCCAGTACGTACCATCGCTGGACAACAGGACCTTTCACGCCAAGCAATCGAGCGCGGTACAGGCATCGACCAATTCGTCGTTGCAGACCTAATTCGTTCATGGCACACAACACTAGACGCTCAGGTTCTAAACGGAACAGGCTCAAACGGCCAGTTCAAGGGAATCCGCGCATCAGGTGGAAACGCAATCACTTTCACCGCAACTACTCCAACAGTTGCGCTTCTTTACCCAAAGCTAGCTGATGCACTACAATCAGTACAAAGCAACGTGTTCACAACTCCAACACACTGGATTATGCACCCACGTCGCCTTGCATTCTTACTAGCTGGCGTTGACAGCTCAAACCGTCCTCTTGTAGTTCCAACTGCAGGAGCACCAATGAACGCTGTTTCAACTGGCGCAGGAGTTGCACAGTACGCAAACTCAGGCTACCAGCTTCTTGGCTTGCCAATCATCACAGATGCAAACGTAGGCACAACCTACGGCGCTGGAACCAACCAGGACGAAATCTACCTTGTTGATTCACGCGAAATGCACCTTTGGGAGCAGACAGGCGCACCATTCTCACTTCGCTTTGATGCAACTACACCAGGCAGCTTAACAATCAAGACTGTCATCTACGGTTACGGTGCTTTCACAGCAGAGCGTTACGCAAAGGCAGCTTCCATTATTTCAGGAACTGGCTTAGTAGCACCTTCCTTCTAATCTGAAGGAATATCTAGAATAAGTGCAGGACAGATGAGACTCCCCCGACTTGTCTGTCCTGCACCTCTTGGGGGAGAGTATGAAATCAAGCCACAAAGTATCAATCGGCGTTTGTGACCCAGGCTCTGTTAATGGCGAATTTGCTTTCAGGCTGGTTCAGTTAGCACAATCCCGCGGTTCAATGCTAGGCCCGTTTATTCGCATCAAGGGCTCAGGACTCCTGAGCAAGTTGCGCAATCGAGTGGTCAAGGCTTTTTTAGACGACACAAAATCCGACTGGCTCTTATTGATTGACTGCGATGAGCAACTCACGGTACAAGCATTCGACCAACTGATTAACACAGCGCACGACTTAGAACGCCCAGTAGTTGCAGGGCTCGTTTTCGCGGCTTTTAAAGCAGATGAAAACCTCTACCCGCAACCAGTCCCAACGATTTTTCAAGATGCCCCCGAGGGGTTCTTGCCATTATTTAAGTACGACCGCAACGCGATTTTCGAAATAGACGCATGTGGGACGGGGTGCATTCTCATTCACAGAAGCGTCCTTGAAAAGATGCGAGAAGCCGCAGACCCACACCAAGGCACCGACTGGTGCTGGTTTTGGGACGGGCCGTTGAATGGCATTTGGGTTAGTGAAGACCTTTTGTTTAGCCGTCGGGTTAGACAGCTTGGGTTTCCAATCCACGTTAACACCGCGGCCGTTTTACCGCATCAAAAGAGCTACTGGCTCGATGAAAGGCACCACATTGATTGGCAACTCAACGAGAACAGCTAGAGAAAAGGACACAGCGTGGCTCTAACCAACTGCTATTGCACCCTGTCTGACCTAAAGACATCACTCGCAATCGAGGATATCCAGGACGACACAGGGCTTGAAGCTGCGATTTTGACCGCTAGCCGCATGATTGATGACTACACAGGTAGATTCTTTTACAAAGACGGCACAACAGCCGCACCAGTGACTCGCTATTACACCGCGCAAGACTGGTGGACATGCAACACTGACGACTTCGTTTCATTCTCTCAACTGGCCACAGACGACAACTTCGACCAAACCTACGACACGATTTGGGCAGCTGGCGACTGGATGCTAGAACCCGTGAACAACCCACGCCGAGGCTGGCCGTACTCTCGCATTTTGGCCATCGGCGCCTACATTTTTCCTTACAACTTGCCACAGTCTGTCCGCATTCAGGGCGTTTGGGGCTGGAGTGCGATACCAGCTGAAATCGCTATGGCAACAAAGATTCAGGCTTCACGCCTTTTCATTCGCCGTCAATCTCCATTCGGCATCGCTGGCACTCCCGAGCTGGGTACAGTTCGTCTGACATCTCGGCTTGACCCAGATGTTGAGGCCTTGATTCGCCCATTCCGCAAGTTAAGCGGGCTTGTCGCGTGATTCCAAGCGATATCCGAGAAGGCATAAAAAAGAACTTAAGCGACATTGATGGGCTGCGTTGCTACGACCAAGTCCCCGATGTTATCGTCCCACCATGCGCAATCGTTGGACAACTCGATTTCACATTCGATTTGAACAACGCCCGTGGTCTCGACCAGTCAAATCTTGATGTGTTTGTTATCGTCCAACGCTTTTCAGAGCGCACTGGGCAGGACAAACTGGACAAGTACCTGGCAGGTTCGGGCAACTATTCAATCAAGGCGGCCATCGAGTCAGACAGGACCTTGGGCGGTGCTTGCAACACGTTGCGAGTTACTTCAGCAGAGTCTGGTACTTTCCAAATGGGCGATATTGACTACCTGTCTTATCGTTATCGAATCACTGTATGGGGTCAAGGAGACTAACCATGAACTACACCATCGCCTCGGACACACTCGAGGTTGGCAACAAGAAAAAAGGCGAACAAATCGCCGAAAAAGAATTGCTCGAAGCTGGATGCAACATCGCTGCGCTTGTTAGTGGTGAGCATCTTTCTAGCAATAGCCCAACTAAGCCACAAGCAGAAGGAGCCGAATAATGGCCCGATTAGTCCTAACAAACGCGTATATCACAATCAACTCAGTGAACCTGAGTGACCACATCGCTAGCGTCACACTAACAACAACTGACGACGTTGTCGAGACCACTGCTTTTGGCTCAACAGCTCGCACTCGCGTAGCAGGCCTTGGAGACAGCTCAATAGCACTTGAGTTCCACCAAGACTACGCAACAAGCAACGTAGAAGCAACCATCTACCCTCTGCTTGGCAACACAACTGCAGTAGTGGTCAAACCTAATGGCGCGACAACAGCAGCAACTAACCCCTCATACAGTTTCACTGCCTTGGTTTCTGAGTGGACTCCGCTTAACGGCGCTGTCGGCGAACTTGCGACTGCAAGCGTGACTTGGCCAATCAGTGGAGACGTCACAAAGGCGGTTTCATAGTGGCACGTATAGTCCTCACAAACGTTGCCGTCACTTTCGGTACCACAGACATTTCAAGCTACGTCACTTCGGTGACCCTAGGCTCAACCTATGACGTGGTTGAGACAACTGCTTTCGGCAACACAGCTCGCACAAGAGTGGCTGGCCTTGCTGACAACAGCGTTGCTTTAGAGTTCAACCAAGACTACGCTGCAAGCGCATTAGAAGCAACAATCTACCCAACACTGGGCACCGCGGTCTCAATCACCGTTCGCCCAGTCGCTGGTACATCACCTGCATACTCATTCAGCGCATTGGTTTCTGAGTGGACTCCGCTTAACGGAGCCGTCGGAGAGCTTGCAACCGCCTCGGTCACATGGCCGATTAGCGGCGTTATAACAAAGTCATAACCTAACAAGGGGGAAACAAATGGACGGCTTATCAATCAAGGTAAAAACAACAGACGGCGTCGAGGCTTCATACAAGTTGACACCTCGAGTCATCGTGGCCTTCGAACAACAGTACGGCAAAGGAATGCCAAAACTGCTGGGCGAGGAGCAAAAAATCGAGCACGTGTTTTGGCTAGCTTGGAAATCAATGCAAGTCAATGGCGTGATAGTAAAGCCATGGGGTCCTGAGTTTTTGGACACCATCATCACTGCAGAGTTAGACTCTGACGCGTCTTTCGAATCCACCGAGATAGCTTAACGTACACAGTCGCCGCTATCTCGGTGGAGACTGGCATATCTCCGATTGATTTGCTTGATGCCCCCGAGGGGGTACTTGAAGCAATAACAGCTTACCTCAAAGAACGGGCGAAAAAGAATGGCTGAAGGCGAAAGCGAGATTGTCCTCGTAGGAATTGAGGAGACGCTTGCTGCCTTAAAGGCGTTTGACAAAGATGCCGTCAAGAACTTCAAAGGCGTCATCAACTCCGTCCTATCGGACGCAGAGCGTGCAGCCCGAGGGTTCGTCAAGTCTGACCCGCCAATGAGAGGCTGGAAAACACGCGACCCACTCAGGCCCAAAAAATCCACTCGCGGTGGAGCTGGCTGGCCTGCGTACAACCAAGGCGTTATCCAACAGGGTATCCGCAAGACAAAAGCCCAGGGCAAAGTCCGAGCCGATTACACAACCAGCGCTGGCGCACTCATTAACGAGTCTGCCGCTGGTGCGATTATTGAAGTTGCTGGTCGCAAATCAGGCGGCACAGGCACAGGCATTCAATTCATTCGCAACTTAACCGACGAGATTAGAAACCCATCGCGTTTGATTTGGCGTGCTGTTGACGACCAAAAACGAACCGCAGAGATTAAAGTCCTTAAAGCCCTAGACGAGGCCAAAGGCGTTCTGCAAGCAAACTTAGATAGAGAGCGAGTTTAAACATGGCAGTTGGGGCAGTAATCGCTCGCATTCTCACCCAGTATTCAGACAAAGGCACAAAAGCCGCTGTCAAAGACATTTCAAGAATGGAAAAGAAGTTTGGCAAGTTTGCAGACGCGACAGCCAAGAAGTTCGGAATCGCGGCTCTTGCAGCTGGCGCTTTCGCAGCCAAAATCGGTTATGACGCAGTCAAAGCAGCAGCCGAAGACCAAAAGTCCCAAGCACTTCTCGCCAATTCGCTTCGTGGCACAGTTGGCGCAACCGACTCTGCAATTGCTGCAACTGAGCAGTACATCACTGCCATGCAGGCAGAGTTTGGTGTTGCAGACGACCAACTTCGTCCAGCTCTTGGTCGCCTCACAGCGGTCACTGGCGACATTGCCAAAGCTCAGAACTTGCTTGGTGTCGCCATGGACATTTCGGCTTCTAAAGGCATTGACTTGCAGACTGCAGCCGCATTGGTATCCAAGGGCTATGGTGGCAATATTGGCGCACTTAAGAAGCTTTTCCCACAGATTTCAGCCGCTACCGTCAAATCAAAGGATTTTGCAGCGGCATTAGGTGAAATCTCAGGAGAAATTAAAGGCGCAGCAGCAGCCGCCGCAAACACCTTCGCTGGCCAAATGGAGCGCATGAAGCTTGCACTTGGTGAGGCGTCAGAGTCTTTGGGCTATAAACTCCTGCCACAAGTCAAAGCATTCGCGGACCTCATCATCACCAAAGCGATTCCAGCCATTCAGAAGTTTGTGGACGAAAACGGCGACAAAATCGCTGCTGGTTTCAAGACTTCCATTAGCTACGGAATCGCATTTGCCAAACTGATGTTTGACATTTTCTCATTCGTGGCTCGCAACATCAAAGTATTCGCAACACTCGGCGCAATCATCGTGGCAGCCTTTTTTGGTGCCAAGGTAGCTGCCGCCACACAGGCTCTTATCGGCGGCGTCATGGCAATCATCAAAGTGATGAAAGCTTTGCGCTCGGTTTCGCTTGCATCAGCTGCAGCCACAGCGCTTGCGACTGGCGGTATTTCAGCCGCCACTGGAGCAGCCGCATTCGCAGTTGCTTTAGGTGCAATCGGAATCGCCGCAAACAAGTTCAACAAAGACTCTGACAAGGCACTTGACACATTGGGCAAGTTCGGTGCGGACACCAAGGGCTTTAATGCAAAAGCCGAGGATTACACCAAGGGCATCGACGGCATGACCAACGCAACCAAGGGTCTAACCGCTGCGCAAAAGGACGAAATCGCTGTCACTAAGGGACTTAATGCTCTTAAGCAGTTTGGTTTGGGTGGCAAGAACTTGGCCTCACAAGACCCAATCACACTTGAAGCCATTAGGCGCAACCAGCTAAAACAGCGAGCGCTTGGCATCTCTAGCCCGACCATTTCGTTGTTGGCATCTGCTGGCCACGGCAATATTGCAAAGAACACCACTATGAACGGGGGCAACATCACAGTGAATGTCGCAGGCTCAGTGGTCTCACAAGGCGACCTTGTTAACGGTATTAAAAACGGCTTGGCTACTTTGATGCGCCGCCGTGCGGGCAGTCAGTATTCGGTGCTCTAATGCCAGCCAATGCACCATCAATCACAATCGCCTTTGGCATCAACGGCACCTTCACCAACGTTAGTGCTGACCTCATTCTCGAGGTTGACATCAGACGTGGGCGCCAATACCAAAATGACTTTTTAGAATCTGGTACTGCGGCCGTTGTTTTGAACAATCAATCGGGTGCTTTTGACCCAAGCAACACTTCAAGCACTTGGTACAACGTTTTAATCGCTGGAATGCAAGTGCGAATCACAGCCAACAGCACAGTCATTTACACTGGCTATCTCGAGGACAACGCAGTGAATCAAGGCATCTACCCGACAGTCTCTTTGACTTTTGTTGATGGTTTGGCGCAGATTGCAAAAGCGATAGCGCCAGCTCTAGCCACTTCTCAATTCCAGGAGACAGCGGCGCTTCGTGCTGCTCGCGCTTTAGACTTGGCCGATTGGCCTGCTGGCGCCCGCAGCATTACTGGCACAACCGTGATGCAAAAGACTAAACAGAACATGAGCTGCCTCGAAATGCTTGAGCAGTGTGCAAACTGCGTGGGTGGGCGTTTCTACGTCAGCCGCACTGGTGTTGCCACTCTTGTGGGCATAGCAGACAAGTTCACACGCCCAACTAGACTTTTATTCTCCGACCAAGGCGACGCCAACAGCGTCGGCTACGACGGCATTATTACCAACCCTGGTACTGACTATGTCTATAACGAGGCCATTGTTTTTAGAGGCCCAAAAAAGACACAAAAAACAGCTCGGTATGCAGCCAGCGTTTCAACTTATGGCCTAAAATCCAAAAAGCTTGACGCTCCTGTTTTCAGCGAGACAAGCGCAGCCAACCTGGCTCTTTACGCAGCACGCAAAGACGCAGACGCCGTGGTTTTGGCTGAGCAGATTGACTTCACGGCTATCGGCATTGGTGCTCTTGCCACCGACATGCTAGAGACTGAACTTAACGACTTGGTACAAGTCAAGCGCTTGACATACGACGGCCGCAGTATCACAATTAACTGTGTGGTCGAGGGTCTTGCTCACTCAATCACTGCCGACAACTGGCGTGTCAGCTACTTCACCTCGGTAGTTGACCCTTACACGATTACACTCTAGGGGGAGCGATGCCACTTTGTCCGCAAATCGTTATCACACCAATCACAGTCACTTCAACTGGCATGTCTCAGACCTCTATTATTCCAATCGTGGCAGCTACAACCGAGGAAACTGACGAACTCCAGGTCGAAATTAACTCGATTGAAGCATCTGTCAACGGCAAGAACCACATCTACCGACAGGCTACAGCCCCTGACGGCTCAGTCTATCCATTGACCGAGGGCGACGTTTGGTTTGACACAGACGACGGCAACAAGCAATATTACTGGACAGGCACGGCCTGGGTTTCAGTGCAAGACCTCGGAATCGCTGCAGCAGAAGCTGGAGCAGCAGCCGCCGTGGCCGCCGCAGCAGCCGCAGCAGCAGCAGCAAGCGCGGCGCAAACGACAGCTGACGGCAAAAACCGCATCTACCGCCAAACCACAATGCCTACAACTGGCCCAT